CCAGCGCGGCGTGGACGTGGAGGTGCCTGCGGCGGTGGCCGAGGTGCTGCGCCACAGCGAAGAGATGGACAACGCGGCCAACGCAAAGATCGAGGCGGCCCAGGCGGCGGCGCAGAACGTGCCGGCACTGCAGAAGCTGTAAGAACAACGTGAAGAGAACACCCGGTACGGCAGGCACTTGCTGTGCCGGGTGTTTTTGCTAAGGAGGGAAACTGAATGAAAGAGCTGAAGGACACTGTGGACGGGATGTTGAGCACGGACTACAAGGAACGGTTTGTGGCAGAGTATCAGCAGACGAAGATCCGCTACGAGAAGCTGAAAGCCTTTTGCAACTGCGTGGAAGCGGCGGCGATGGCAGGCACGGAGCAGCCGAAACATGACTGCCCGCTAGAGCTGCTGCGGACACAGCAGAAATATATGGGGCTGTATCTGGCACAGCTGGAACTGCGGGCTGTGATCGAGGATGTGGAGCTGGAGACCTGAAGGGAGACAGAGTATGACGGCAGGAAAGGCGATTGAACTTTGCGACCAGATGCGGCCGAACAACGACTTTGGGGACGAGATGAAACAGATGTGGCTGCGCCAGTGCGACGCGCGGCTGCGGCAGACGGTAGTGAACCGCTCGGCCTGCGGGGACTTTGACGCTGTGGGCGCGGACATGGCCGGGGACGGGCTGGAGTATGACACCCAGCTGCTGGCACCGGATGCCTTCAGCGCACTGTACCAGCACTGGCTGTGCGCCCAGATGGACCTGGCCCTGGGCGAGACGGCCCGAGCGGTGAACGAGCTGCAGATGTACAGTGACTACTGCCAGGAGTTTGCAGCCTGGATGCGGCAGAAATACCCCCCGGCGGGCGGGGTGCAGTGGAGGTATTGAGAGATGATCGACGGGACGAACCTGAACCAGCTGACCGGCAGTCGGCAGCTGTTGCGGGCCTTTGGGGGCATCAACGAGACGTACAGCTGCAGCGAGGCGGAGCTCTCGGCGGCGCTGAATTTCTCCGGCCGGGGATTTCCGGCGCTGCAGACCCGGGCCCTGCGCAAAAAGGTGCGGGACGTGGAGAAGGTGAACGGCATGTACCACCTGAACGGGCTGCTGATCTGCCGGGGCACGGGGCTGGAATATGCCCCGGACGGGCAGACCGGCCGCACGGCGGCGGTGACGCTGGAGAATGTGCTGACGGACGACCGCAAGGCGCTGGCCGGCATGGGCAGCAAGGTGCTGATCTGGCCGGACAGGCTGGCCTTTGACACCGAGACCGGCCAGCTGGAGCCGCTGGGGGCAAAGTGGGAGCTGGGCGACCGCAAAATGACCGTGTGCCCCTGCGACACGGAGGGCAAGGTGTACGAGGTGGCCGGTGCAGGCGACACGGAGCCGGAGAGCCCGGAGGACGGGCAGCTGTTTTTGAAGGGCGAAGCCGGGAACCTGTACGGCTATGAGAGCGTGCTGGAAAAGTGGAGCGCCAAGAGCGGCAAGTGGGTGCAGGTGCTGGTGAACACGGTGCGCATGACCTGCCCGGGGATCGGGGGCCTGCTGAAGGAGGGCGACACAGTGACCCTGACCGGCATGCCGCAGGCCGTGTGCGACGCTCTGGCGGCAGACCTGAACGGAGAGATCGTGGTGCAGGCGCTGGAAGGAGACGACCTTGTGGCCAGCCTGACCCCAGCCCAGGACAGCAGCCGGTACTATGGCAGCTGGACGGTGACGGCCACGGGCACCAGCTGGCGCAGCCTGGACGGGGCACGCACCGAGAACGAGGGCCTGGCCGTGAGCATCACGCTGGAGCGGCGGGTGCCGGACCTGGACTTTGTGACGGAGCAGGGCAACCGGGTGTGGGGCTGCAGCAAGAAGGAAAACACCATTTACGCCTGCCGCCTGGGCGACCCCACCAACTGGTACAGTTACCGGGGCATTGCAGCGGACAGCTACGCCGTGAGCGTGGGCAGCGACGGCACTTTTACCGGCGCGGCCAGCTGCATGGGGTATGTGCTGTTCTTCAAAGAGAACTGCATCCACAAGCTGTACGGCTCCAAACCCAGCGACTACCAGCTTTCCAGCGTGCGGTGCCGGGGCGTGGCAGCCAATGCCGCCCACAGCCTGTGCGTGCTGAACGAGACGCTGTATTACCTTTCGCCCGGCGGGGTGATGGCATGGGACGGCAGCCTGCCCAGCAAGGTGTCCGGCGCGCTGGACACCGGGAAGCTGACGGGAGCCGCGTGGTGCGCGGCCGGAAGCCTGGACGCGCGGTATTACCTGTACCTGCGCCGCCAGGGGGACAGCGCCGGGCGGCTGCTGGTGTACGACACGGAGCGGGGCCTGTGGCACGAGGAGAGCGCCGTGGGTTACGAGATGGCCAGCACCGGCCGGCAGCTGTACCTGTGGGACGGCCGGGCCCTGTGGGCGGCAGACCCCGACCGGGAAACAGAAGGGGAAGCCGAGGCGGCGCTGCAGTTTGAAGCGGTGAGCGGAGACATTGGACTGACCGAGACGGATGACAAATACATCAGCCGGATCACCCTGCGGCTGGACGCCCAGACCCACAGTGTGGTGACGCTGGCGGTGAGCTACGATGGCGGCCCCTGGGAGACCCTGCGCACGGCAGCGGCCACGGGAGACCACGACCGGCTGAACCTGCCCTTTGAGCCGCGCCGACACGACACCCTGCGGCTGAAGCTGAGCGGCACGGGGCAGATCGCGCTGCGGAGCATGGCCTTTACGCTGGCAGGCACCACCGGCGGCCGGGTGACCGGGGCCGGGCCGAGAAAGTGAGGGATGAACATGGCGAGTTTAGCGGGGCTGAACGGCATCAGCCTGCCCAGCTTTGGCAGCAGCATGGACCCGGAGGACGCCCGGGCGCTGCGCAACTACCTGTACCAGCTGCAGGAACAGCTGGGCTACGTGCTGACCAACCTGGACAGCGAGAACATGAGCGAGAATTTTTTGAGCAGTAAGGGGGAGACGGAATGAGCAGACTGAGCAATGCCCGGACGGAACTGGAGAACTACGAAAAGACCCGCCCGGCGGACTATGTGAGCCAGTACCAGCCGAAGATCAAGGACGTGATGGGCCAGCTGGACGGCATGAAAGAGTTTGACTACGACCCGGACGCCGACACGGCCTACCAGCAGTACAAGAGCCAGTACACCCGCTCGGCCAAGCTGGCGAACCAGAACGCACAGGCCAATGCCGCCGCCCAGACCGGCGGTTATGGCAGCTACGGCACCCAGGCGGGCCAGAACGCCTACACGGCCACCATGAACAACCTGGACAACGTGCTGAACAGCCTGCAGGACCAGAGCCGCAGCGAGTACACGGCCAAGCGCACCGGGCTGGAGAGCCAGCTGAGCGGACTGCAGAACGCCGAACAGCAGGACTACCAGAACTACCAGAAGGACATGGCCAACTGGATGGACGGGCTGCAGTACCGCCAGAACGAGTACGACAAGGCCAGCAGCGAGAGCAGCCAGCGCACCAGCCGGTGGCTGAACGGCATTCTGAGCGCGGTGCAGCTGGCGGCGCAGATCTTACCGTTCTTTTTTGTGTAAGGAGGGGACACCATGGGAACCATTGCGAGACTGAACACGGCAAAGAAGAAGCTGGCCCAGGCCGAACAGGCTATGCCGAGGGCCTACCAGAACAACTACACGGACAGCATCAACCAGAAGCTGGTGCAGCTGGCGGATGCCAGCCTGACCGGCAGCACCGGCGTGGACACGGACGCCCTGAACGCTGCCTACCAGCAGTACCGGGCCAACAGCGTGGCCAACGCCCAGAACGGCGCGGCAGCCGCTGCCGGCACGGCCAATACCCTGGCGGGCGGGTACGGTGCGGACTGGGCCAAGACCGCGGCGAACCAGGCGGCAGGGGAGCAGATCGCAGGCGTGGACAACAGCCTGAGCAGCCTGCGGGCGGACGCTTTGCAGAACTGGAAGCAGAAGATGAGTGACACCACCAGCGTGCTGGACGACCTGCTGGGCCAGCAGAGCCTGGAACGCAGCGAGTATGACGGCAGCGTGAGCAATGCCCAGAACTGGCGGGACTACCTGAGCGGCCGGGTGGACACGGCACGGCAGGAGAACAGCGACTTCTGGAACAATGTGTGGAACGTTGTGAAGGGCGTGGGCAACGCGGTGAAGACCGGGTACGATGCCTACCAGGGCTATTACCAGTGGGACAAGGAGTTTGAACTACAGAAGCAGCAGTATGCGGACAGCCTGCAGCGCACCCAGCTGAGCGACCAGATCAGCGCCATGGAACAGGCGCAGGCCTTTAAGCAGGCGGGCTTTGATGACCTGGCAGCCCAGACCCTGACCAAGTACGGACTGGACAGCACGATGCTGGACGCCTGGGAGGGCATGAGCGATACCCAGAAGGACAAGATGGCGGCCCTGCTGCAGGGCGCAAGCCTGGCGGGCAGCGGCAACGACACGGCAGCAAAGAATTACCTGCAGATGGCAGGACTGAGCGGGGACAGCACGGACAGCTACGGCACCATTGCCGGGCGGCTGAACAGCTCGAACCTTGCATACCAGCAGGCGCTGCTGGGACTGCAGCAGCGGTACAAGACCACGGGCACCGGAAGCACGAGAAGC